TTTCAACTAAAAGCAAGTTTCCTTGAAATAACTGAATGAGTTGTTCTTCAAACATTTTTGAAAGATATTTTATAATTTAAAATCATTTTTTTTTATTTTTCTTTATAAATTAGTTCAAAAATCCTCTATGACTTTTAAATTTACATTTCGAAATTAATTCATTAAAATTTTGTATAATACTTATTTTATCTTCTTGATTTGTATATATACCATTATCTTTAATCATATCATTAAGAATAACATAAATAACTAATTTTTCCATTAAAGACATTTGAATATATTTTCTATTTGTTAAATATTGTTTAATTGGATTATCATTAATTTTTTTTAAGAATTCATCAATAAATTTTTGAGTTTTTATTTCACATAATTCAAATTCAGGTTCAATTAAACCATCAGGAATATTTTCTTTTAAATAACTTGCAAATTTTTGAACTACATATTGTTTCATTTTTCCATCTTTACCTTTTACATATTCTAAAAATTTTTGTTGATATAAATTTAATTTTTGTTTTCCTTTTAATTTATCTATAAATTCATCCATTTTCTATTATTAATTCTTATTTAAAATATTCTGTTATACTTACATTATTATTTTGTTTAATAAATAATAAAAAATATTCTAAATCATTTTTTTTTAATTCTTGTAATTTTAAATCTATTCCAACTTTGTTTCTCGCTACTAATTGTGATCTTACCCCTTCATCTATTATTGTAATTAATTCATTTTTTTCTTCTTCTAATTTTTTTGTTAATTCATTATCATAATTTTTAAATATGACAGATAATAATTTAAAAAAAGACTGAAATAAATTTTCATCATTTCGTATTTTTTTTATAATTCTAATTAAATTTTGTAATATAGTATTTAATTCAAGTTCATTTTTAAATATATCAAGTATTTTTATTTCATCATTTTCATCATTTACTATTTCTAAATGTTTAAATTGTATTAAATTTATTTTATATAATAAAAATGGAAAATTTTCTCTAATGATTTCAAACAAAGTTTCAACTAATCTTTTTAATTTATCTTTATTTTTTGTTCCATATCCTTTTAAATAAAATTGATAATATAAATCATATTTTCTTTTGAATTCATCAAAATCTTTAAAATATTCTAAATCAACAGCGTAATCCTTTAAACTAGCATAAGTCATATTACATTTTTTCAGCAAATTATCGAATTCATCTTTAAATTCTTTGAAAAAATCATAATTCACCAATTCTTCTAATATTACATATATCGCAATCTTATTAATTACTATATGATTTATTTCATTATATCTTCTCAATTGTTCTAATCCCTGACTTATTTCATCTTGATTATCATACTTTTTCTCCAATATTTTATCAATTAAAATCTTCAATCTTACATTACAATTCTTTTCTTTTATAATTTCTTTTTGAATTTCTTTAAATTGAGGTTGAAGAGGTATTCTCAAATATTTTGATATATTTTGAATTAAAAAGATTTTTCCTTTTTCATTTGTAGATTGTTTATAAAATTCTATAAAAATTGAAAAATAACTTCCATCAGTAAATTTTGTTTTTAATTCATCTAATAATCCATTCAAATAATCATTATCATTTGACATTTATTTAACAAATTATTTTATCTAATTATTATAAATGTATTTTTCTTTTTCAAATCAAATTGGAAATGATAGTGATAGGATTATTGTCATCGGTGATGTTCATGGTGATATTAAGAGATTTAAGGAGGTTCTTATAAAAAGTGAGATTATTAATGGTAATCTTGAATGGATTGCTGAACCTCCTAATACCATCGTCATTCAATTAGGCGACCAAATTGATAGTTTGAATAGATTAACGAATGAAAATTGGGAGGTTTTGAGTGATTTCGAGATGATTTATTTCACGGAACATTTGAACGACCTTGCGAAGATTAAAGGAGGTTCTGTCATATCTCTCATAGGTAATCACGAATTAATGAATATAATTGGTGATTTTTCTTATGTATCCCCTCAAAATAGGAATGAGAATAGGATTGATTTATTTAAATCTAAAACAGGGTCTCTTGGATTAATCTTGGCAAAACGACCTTTGATAGTTAAAATAAAAGATTTAATCTTCTGTCATGCCAAATTAGAATTAAATCATTTGGAATTATTGATGAAAAGAAATAAAGACATCTTTTATCTTAATCATATTTGGAAGAATTATATGGAGAATGGAAGAATAGCAATTGAAGATAAAGAAATCTTTGATAAGATAATCATAGGTAATGGTGGAATTTTATGGAATAGAAATGTAAATAATAAAATGGAGACTGATGAGATGTTTAAGAAAATTGGTGCTAGATTTATGTTTTTAGGTCATACGGCATTAGAACAAATAACCATCGTAGATAATCAAATCTTCTATTGTGATACAGGATTATCACGAGCATTTGGAACAAATAAATATCAATACATAGATATTTATCATAAAAATATAAATATAAAAACTATTGAATAATTTATTGATTTTTAATTACAATCTTTCCTTTCTTATCAAGAGACGCTTCATAATCATAACACTTCTCTTTTTTTCCTACCATTCTTTTTAATGAGAATGTAGCGGATTTCTTATTTCCTTTAAGAACCTTCATCGCAACCATTTTCGCAGCTTCCCTTGAAGATTTCGCCGAAACCTTCTTAAAACTTTGCTTAAAATTACATTTACATAAATGATAATCAATATTACCATTCTTATTATTATATCCACCTATCGATAAATCATATGATTGCATTTGTGTTTTAACACTCATAGGAGCACATTTCATAACACTTCCATTTGTTATAGCATAATAATATCTTCTTACATTCTTATTTCCATTATGATCTATATTATAATATTTTCTTAATAATATATATAGAATTGTATATACAAATATCTTTAAAGTCATACTAAAACTAGCAGGATTTGCTCCAATTTCAATTACTTTTACAATTCCTTTTAATAAATTATAATAAGGAACATTTTCATCAACAGGAGCAGGAGCAGGAGCAGGAGCAGGAGCAACAGCATATCTTTTAATTCTATTTTTATGATATTCATCAATTGTCAAAGCGCCAGCATTATTAGTATTATATAAATTGTATATAGTAAGACTATTATCAGTATTTGTAAAAAAAGAATTAGCATCAGCATCAGCAACAGCAAGAGCAACAGCATTAGGTTTTACTGCTTGAATATTATTTCCTGGGTCTGCTGGTATAGGGGAATCTTGTATTTGAGAATCACCTATATCAGCATTTGTTCTATAAGTTGTATTTTCTTCAAAAGTAGCTACAAATTTTTTAACTTTTAAATTACTATTTATTAATATTTTTAATAATTTTTCTCCATTACCAGCATTCGTTTCATCTAATATTGCTGTTGGTGCTGCTGGCGCTGCTGCTGCTACACAATCCATAATCAATAGTAAAACATCTAATCTCATTTCTTGAATTAAATGTCTCAAATGTCTATCACATCCTTTATTAAAATCATTATTATTTAAACACATATCAAAATTATTTAAAATATCCTCACTATTATCGTGTATTTTTTCTTCTTTTATTAATTTATTAATTAACATAACTTTTTGTGATAATATTGCTGGTTCATCTTGTGAACTTAAAAATTTTATTAATATTTTTTCATCTTCTGCTAATTTATCACTACTAGTATTTAAAATACTTGTTAAAATAGCATTCAAATTAGCATTAGTACAACCCGCCATATTATTATTATTCTATATATATCAATTATTTTTTTATAAGCATTTGAAATGGATATTGGCATATGGTAGTTGTTTCAATTGTTCTCGTGGTTTTGGATTAAATCCAATTTGATTATCATTTTTATCTATGATTTCTTTTTCTTGATATTGATTTATATAATCGCCTTCTTTTAGATTATTGGAATACATCAATTCATTTTCATATCCAATAATTTCATCTTTTAGATATTCTTCTTCGCCTTCTTTAATATAGGAGTTATTATTGAAAGCATTTTCTTTATTAATTTCTTTCACAACTACTTTCTTTTCATTCACAACTTCTTTATTATTTGCGATTATAAAGAATAAAATCAGTAATCCAATCAATAAAAAGAAAAAAATAAGCATATCTAATATTTATAAATAATTTAATCATCATTTATAAATAAATCCTTAAAATCTTTCATCTCCTTCACATCCTTTTCATCATCTTCATAAGCATCATTCACAAATAAATTATCCATAAAATTCTTAATTAAATATCCATTTGATTTATAATATTTAAGTCTTCTAAATCCTTTTGACTTCACCACCGACAATTCATCAAAGATGTCAATACATAAAGGCGTATATTTCCTATTTTCCTTCTTTTCTCTCAAAATTCTTCCTACGGATTGTTGAATATCTCCAATAGGACTTGCTAAAATCAAGGTATTTAATGTAGGGATATTAAGACCTTCACTACTCATTTGATAAGTAGCGAGGATTATCTGTTTTGTCGCAGATATATCTAAATCACTCATCTTCATCCCCCCGATATAATATCCATAATCCAACATTCCATTCTCCTTCATTAATTCTTCCAAATCTCTCAATTGATTTTTTCGTTCTGATAATATCAAAACCTTTCTATCCTTCTCCATTTCCAATATCCCTTTTAAGATGTCGATTATCAAAAGAGTTCTTGGTTTATAATTACAGATGTTATTAATGGAAGCGACAATATTCGGTTGTCCGTTATAGAAGGTTTTAATTGCGGAATATTCACTAGAAGATGCGAAATATTTATGGATTTGAACTAACATCTCACTAGAATTCTTATCAATTTTGAAATTATAGACGGATTTTCCTAAATACCATTCAAAAACCTTTCTTAATCCATCTTTCCTATTTAAAGTCGCCGACAATCCTAATGAAATACGAATATTCATCTTCCTAAATGCTCTTGAAAATACTTCACTTGCGATATGATGACATTCATCAACAATAACAAGACCAAATTCTTTAAATAAAGATGCGTCATAATCTCTTAATGCGAGTGATTGAAGAGTTGCGATGACAATATCTTTTCCATCAACATCAATTTTATTTTGTTTAATTTTGCCGATTTTACAAGAGGGGACGAATTCTTTCACACTTGAAATGAATTGTTCGTTTAAGAAATCTTTATGGGATATGAACAAGGTTTTTTTCTTAAAATAACATGCTATATAAATTGCCATAATAGTTTTTCCAAAACCACAAGGAACACTAATAATTCCACCGAGTTTTTCAGGATTTTCGGCGGATTTAATGAAATTTTCAATAGGAATTTTTTGAATATCTCGCAAACTTCCTTTGAAGATTAGATTAGGACA